AGAAACTTAAAATAATCTTTTACAAAATCAACAAATACTGGATGGTCTGCCTGAACAAAATCAGGTACTTGGCCTTCTATAAGGGGGGAAACCTTTTTAGTAAATTTTGATTGGTCTGCCATTTATTAATACGCCGAACTAGATGGTGTTGATGATGTAGATGTTACTGTAGTTGTTGTGGTTGTAGTTCCTCCAGCTGCTGTACTAGTAGTGGTAGTATAACCAACACCAGTAGCTGCTGTAGCGTCAACTCCTGCAGTTATAGTTGTATTTGTTAAATCTATTTCTAATATCTGATTTCTAACAGGAGTTACATCATATGAATTTGGTATTACAGTTATACGAATTTGACTTGATGAACTATTGTCTACAGCAGCAACTCCAGTAATTATAATTGCATTTATTGCAATAGTTCCATTTACATAATCTACAGTTCCTGCTGTAGAATCTAGATAAACTCTTTCACCAGATACCACAGAATATGTCCTAAGATTACCTGCACCATCATCATCAAAAAAATATGTTGTAGTTGTTACATTATTTAAATAAAATCCAGTTGATGCAATAATACCACCACCAGATGCATTATGTCCAGAGTGAGGGTTGTAAAATTTATTATTAAAATTTAAATTATAATTAATAGATGTTGATATCGTAGGAGTAAATAATTTTGCCAATGTTACAGTTGTGGTATTATTAAGTATAGCTGTATCTGTATTATCAATTAATCCTAAAAGTTTTGAATGACGAAATGGTGCATTAAATGTCTGTAGATCAGATGTATTATAATTTGATATTGATGTACTAACCAAAGATTCTAAATCACTAGCAGTTTGAGTGGTTGCAGTAGAATCATATTGGATCGTTGTATTTAAAATTAAAAAAGTAGTTTCTGCATCAACAATTACTGGAGTAACAGAGGATACTTTAAAAGGAGCTAAATCATTAGCTAAATTATTTTTTTGTACTTGAGTTAAATTATTACCTGTGGTAGATTTTATTGAAATAAAAACTTTACCATATTCTGGTGTAGAACTAACTCCTGTGCTAGTATCATAACTACCATCTTCTCCACCAAATACTGAAACCGCTTGTGTATTAGGAAATAATCTTCTTACAAAAGTTTTATAATCACTTACAGTAACTGCTCTACCTTGAGCTGCATAATCTAAAGGTGCATTCAGTTTGATTGAATTAATACTTTCTGGTTCTGCACCACCAGTTGCAGAAGCAACAGTCGTTACAGTAATATCTGTTACACCATCTATTGTAGATGGTGATGAAAATGTACTTGCACCATTTGTTTCAGTTTTATTTGTAATCACATATTGTAGTTGAACTATATTACCATCAGATAAACCAGCACTTACAATTCCATCTCCAAAGTATACTTCAAATCTTCCTGCCTCTATTTCTTGTAAATAGTAAACTGTACTTGAACTAGAAAGTTGAGATATATCTGTGGCTTTTGTATATGTTGTAGTTGTAGTATCTGTTGTAGAATTTTGTATTTTAACTGTAAGAGTATTTGTATCTGAACGAGGATCAGTAAGAATAAATCTTTGGTCAATATCAGAACTATCTACGACATATTTTGTAGTGACATAAGTTCCCTCATAAATTTCTGTTGAATCAAAATTAACTGCATTACCTATGTTGTTAGATGTAATGTCAGTAATAGTTACAAATTGATAACTTGTTCCATCTACTGTAGTTGAAAAAGCTGTACCTGCAGGCATTGTCTTTGTCGCAGCAGTAGTATCTAAAACAACATTAACTGTTGCGATAGGAGCTCGAGCCGAACCTACCTCATAACCTAAAGCCTTTGCATGAGATACAGCACTAGAACGTAAAGACGAACTATCTAAAAACATTTCATTAGCAACCATGTTAGTATTATATGCTAGATAGTGTGTATTGTATGCAAGAGTGTCTAGTAATATATTCATACCACTACCCTCAAAGTCATAGTCTTTAAATTGTGTTTGATTTTTCAAAAAAACTTTTAGGTTGTTTTTAATATCATCAAAGTCAAGTTCCGTAACTTTTAATCTTTTTTCATTTAATGCCATTATCGTAATCTCTCTAACATAATTGATAAATCAACTAATTCAGTAGGTGTGTTCACGACATAAAATTCTATAGATACTTCATAAGCATTTTTATCTAATAGTGGAATTGCTGTAACTCCAACTAATCTTGCTCTTGGTTCAAAATTATTAATTACATCTTCTATTTTTCTTGCAAGTATTTGTGCTGTGATTGGAGTCATAAGTTCAAATAACATATTCCTAATACCAGATGCAATCTCTGGGTGAAAAGGTTTTTCGTAATGATTGAGTAATACTAGATTACGAATAGACCGCTTCACAGCTTTGACATCAGAAAGTTCTTGTACATCAGAGTTAGAAGATTTCTTACCAAAGAATAAATCTAGGTCTGTGTACTGTCTAGCATTTCTACTAGAAGCATTCTGTGTTGCAGCGTCATATAAAGCCAATGTGAAGACTCCTCATCTTTGTTTTATTTATAACGATTAACCACTATAATTAGGGTCTATTTTTTCAACATAGGTATAAGTTATTTTTATTATATCTATAGGTGTAGGAAAAGATGATTCAAGTTTATTTGTAACTCTATTATTATATTCTATTTTGATATTTTTATCAGCTGTTGTCCAATCTGGTAGTATATTATTTCCCACACTTTGATATTCAAGTGGTTTACCTTTTTTCTTAACCCCCCAACGATAATCTACATAACTTCCATCTGCATCATAAGACCTAGCAGTAATTCTTTCTACATCATATACTACATTTTTCATAACAAGTATTGGAGTTCCCTTTAATAGTTCTGAATTTTCTTTATAACCATTTATCTTATTAACAGCTACTGGTGCAAAAGTTTTTCCAGTTTTCTGGTTAGCAAGAGTTGAAGTGGACACCCTAAAATTAGGTCTTATGAAATATTCTTTTTTTCTTACTTGTCTATGAGTAAATCCTTTATCAGATATAGTTGCCTTTGAAGTTCTTTTTACTTCTGTTACACCACCACCAGAGGTTTCTACTTTTGTTGTTGTAGTTGTGTTTTGAGTTTCAACTGTATCAACTTTTACTGTTCGTGTTTTGCCTGATGATGAACTACTAGGACTGTTAACTGTTACTTGTTTATAATTAAGTGGGTCTGCAAATAGTTTTTTTCTTTCTGCAGCTGCATAGTCCAAATCAGCCTGCATCTTTGCTTTAAATTCTGGAGATTTAATTGCTCCAAGAGCTTTAGTTATATCAGCATTTACTTTAGTACTATCTACATTTCCAAGTGTTAAATTATCTAATTTCTTAAAAAGATTATTTAATTTAAATTCTGCTTTTTTATTTACTGCTTCAGTATTTGTAGAAACAACTGAAACTGCCTCTTTCTCTGGTGGTTCTGCAGCTTGTTTAACTTCTACTGGTTTTTCTTTAATAAGTGTTACAATGTATTTTGCTTTTAATTCTATATAAGTTCCAGTTGCTTTTGGAACTATAATCTTACCATTAAGTGAATAATTTATATTTGTAAAAAAACTTTGATTGGTCTTTTTACCTTGAACCTCTAAAATTTCTTTAGGTGTTTTTGATAAGGTAAGTGTGGTAGCATTACTAACTCTATCTTCAACTTCTTCTGTAGTAACTCCAGTTCCAGAATTTGCTGCAGGTATTTCTATGTTTGGTGCAAGTGAACACACATCACCACCTGTTGCTAATTTTGATGTGGCATCAGTAATTAACTTGTCTAGTTCTAAACCTTTTTCTTTAAGTGTGCTTCCAAAATCTTTTTCAAGTTCTGCTAACTTATTATTAAAAGCTGCGATGCCTTCTATTGTAGTTTTATCAATATCATTAATAAGACTTGTAAGTTCAGATTGAAAATTTACATTTGGTACTTCTGGTAAATCTAAAGCAAGGCCATCTAGACCAGACTTGACATCAGTTAATGCTGTGTTAAAAGCTGCAGCAGCCTCAGATGCAGCTGCATCCAACTTAGCTGTAATTTCATTTTCTAAACTTTCAATCTTTAGTGATGCTGCATTAAGTTCTGGACTTGCGCCACAAAGATTTGGAATAGTAAAGTTTGCCATTATTAATCTCCTATGAACACAGTTGCAGATGCAGATTCAATTTTGTTAGAACCATCTGAACCAGATATACCTGCTGGGTCATCACCAGTATCCACAGTATCATCAAGACGAGCAGCACCTTTTGTACCATTGTTAAGATTGATTGTACTACCATCAATTGTAATTGAACTTGTTGCATCAGTATCAATAGTTGTTTCTGAGGCAATAGTCATTGCAGATGCTGATTTCATAAACAAAGTTGTACCAGAACTCAATGCCATTATACCAGAAGTACATGATGCAAAGATACTACTATTTGCATTTAATCGAATTGTTCCACCAGTAGTGACTGCATTTATATCACTCTTTGCAGTTAATATAAATTTACCATTATTAATTCTTTGTTCATCACCCTCTGTAGTTACATTGACATCTTCACCAATACGACCTTTTACAGCTTGACTGATATTAAAAGAATGTGTTCCTTTTATTTCTTCCTCAAGATTACCACCTATCTCTCCAGCACCAATCTTTGTTCTCATATTCTTATGTATCTTTT